TTATGCTGACATCACACCAGAAATAGAAAACAAATCAACTAGTGATAGATATGGTGAGCCAATATATCGTTATATTGATTTACAAAAAGGGACAAAAGGTGGCCTCAAAAGAACTACTAATAATAGAGTAACAGGTCAAAAACATTTAGAGTATAAAGTACAAAGTGGAAATATTCACGCTTATGCTTCTGCATTTAAAGCAAAACAAGGAATAGTTGGAACTTTTCACCAACCAGTTCCTAACACAAAAGATAGTAAATCAAATGAATTCACTGGTGATGGGATAGGTAGGCCAGAATCCAGAGGAGTTGGGCCAGCACATGGTAGCAATACTTTAGATGAATTTGTAAAAAATAAAGGATATTCTCATTTTAGTAGAGTAACAAAGTATGCATTAGGTAATGTGTGGAATAACGCAACTGGTAGTTTGAATATAGGGTTAGGAGATGGAGATGGGACAAATACTTCCCCTTATGGAACTAATGTTTTTGGTAAATTATCTTATTGGAGATGGGGAAATCCAATTGAACGATTAAAAAATGCCATAGAGAGATTAGACCCTAAAACAATATCGTATCATATATTTTCTCCTTGTGATTTATTCCCAGAATCTATGTCTAGACCTAACCATTTAGGATATGCTGCTAGAGATTTAACTGATTACAATTTGGTGTTACATGATAGTGGTGCTTATAGAAAATCTAATCTTTTACATGAAAGTTATGCAGGTTCATTATCTTCACATGAAATGACAGACGAATCTTTTGAAACTGTACCGATAACTTCATCTTCTATTACTGGCGACCAAATTAAAAGATTTGGTTTAATGAGATTAATTGAATTAACATTTGATTGGCATTTCAATGTAATAGATGCTGAGAACCCACCAGACGATGATACAAATATTGATGGTGAAGATATGTATCAATTTTTCCCAACAAAAACAATGGATAACAATGTGGATGTTAATGGCTCATATAGAATTACTAGTTGGGATAGTATCACAGTTGCCAACGTAGAAAAATATACTGGTGGTTCTTGGGGAACCCCCACTGAAGCAACTATTGATTCTGATTTTAATAATGCATCGGGAGAAGCAGGTAGCACTCTTGTTTTTGATGAAAATGGAGATTTTATAGGAAATGTTAGTTCTAGTACTGGTGCAGCATCTACTGGAAATGGAAAATTGGTAATTGGGGCTGGAGTAACACAATTACCTACTGGTACAGATTCTCTATACACTGGAGTTATTTTTCAAATTTTTTATGATTCTGGTGGTGCTAGATTTAGTAACACTATGAGAGGGGTAGGAAATGCAGATTCTACTGTATCATCCACTACAAGAAAATATAGTCAATTAAAAGGTGCAGTATTTTCTGGAAGATATTTCGGTGGTACTAATTATGCAGTTAATGCTAAAGATACCACTCTCAATTTTAGTACGGCTTCTGGTTCTATTGGGTTTGCTAAAACAGGAAATAACGCAACCACAATACAATCTGAATTTGCTACAGGTAGTTTCACTGGAAATCCTGCTTCAACAGGCAGTGGGGTAATAACGAATATTAGTATAAACACATCTAATTTAGCAGTAGGAGATTATGTTTTTAGTAGTGAAGTTTCTGGTAAAATTAATTCTATTGATGCTTCTGATGAAATTACTCTTGATGTTAATAGCACTGGAACTACTGCTGGTCAAACAATATTCTATGCTAGAGATGACAATTTAGCACTATTAAGATTGCCTCCAGTATTTGATAATATAGATGGAACATGGACTGGAAATCCATTTTTATTTGAAGACCCAGACAGTGTATATGACACCCAAAGACATCACTCGCAAGGAGATATGTTTTTTACTTCTAGGGTCATGTATTATTTATCAAAAGGTCTTCATATTTATAGGGGAACTAAAGCAGTTGTTCTTGATAGATTTAATATTGAAAACACCACTGCTGAATCATTATCAGCAGGTATGGTTTTCCCTGTTTCTGATATGTTTTATAAGCACTATCAAGATGGTTCAAACAATGCACACGTAGAACTTTTCTTAAAAATGTCTAGTAAAAAATTTGAATCTAATAGTGCAGATGCTACTGAATTTCCTACCACTGGGCCATATATACAATTTGCTAATAAAGATTTGAATGGCACAGTTAATACTAATGTAACAACTGAAAACATTTCTAACAATGTTGGGGATGGGGCTAAGGTTGCATTCAAACCGTTATTACATTTAAATCAAGGGGGGTATAGTGGTGACGTTCCTTCACAAAACGAATTTTGTGTTATTGACTTTGGTATAGGGGATAGTGATGATGCAGATGATATTTTACCAGATGGATATTCTACTTCTGCAAACACTGGTTCTGTAGGAACAATAACACTTACTCTAGATGGGTCAACAGGAGATGCAGATGAAAATAGTTGGTTGTTATTTTCACCTAATCTAACTGGATATTATTTAGTTTCTACAGAAGGATATGACCAAGAAGGTAACAACAACTCAAATGATAGTGTTGCTTTCCCAACTGGCACTTGGTCTAATGGCACTGCAAACGCTGCTAATGCTCATTACCCGTTTTTAGCCAGTCCAGAAGGATTAGTTCCTAAACATATAATGCATGTTATTAGTCATGAAATCATATTAGGTAACGAATCTGACGGTGATGCAGGAACAAGAAACAATGATGGTACTATGTTTAATGATATACAAAAACATGTCTTAATAGTAGATAATTTAAACACAAGTTCTACTTATCTTTCAAATTATTATATGGTCATGAGGCCAGCAGAAACTTGTATATATCCTAACTCTCCCCATGATAAAATAGATTTATACAAATGTAGTTCTAAATACACTAAAAAAGCATTTAGTAACGAAATGTATTCAACTACAGACCATGTAAATATTTGGGAAGGAGAAAATGTTGGAGGTTTCAAAGAACATATTGGTTTTAATGAAGCAGTTCAATCTATGTATGTTTTAGTGAATACGGATTCTACATCTAGTGATATTCAATTAGTTCCTAGAGGTGTAGAAAACATTGCCAATACAGGTGCAACATATGGTACATCTAGCCCAACTTTTAACTATTATTCTACTTTATTCGGGGCAAATAAAAAATTTGAAGACGGTGTTTCTTATGACGTGTTGTTAAACGATGGAGATGTTAATGAAAGAAAACAAATGAATGTATCAGTTAGTTCTGTTAGCAATGAGTTAAAATGTAGATTAGATTTTGGTTCTAGATTTTTTAACAAAATGGCTGGCATTGTTTCTGTCGGAGAAATATTTACAGTAAAAACCCCATTACCTTCTAAGATAAGAAGACCAGTAAAAGCAAATATTGCATCTACAGTTACTATTGCTTCTGAGGCAGAGGATATAGTTAAGAATATAATGAAAACACATGATATTGATTTTACTGAAACGGCTTTAGAATATCCTTATTTTACAGGGCCAGAATTTAATGGAACCGATTTATATAATTCTATAAAGTATTTATTAGACTTTAAAGATAAAAGATTAATTGTAAAACCTAGCGGAATCACTTTAAGGCCAGATACTTCTGATTTAGATTATTCTCCAATAAGAATATCAGAAAAAAATAGCACTGTAAAAGTAATAGATGTTCATAAAGAAGATTCGAGATATGATTTCTTTAATGAAATTATAGTATATGGTAGAGATGTAAAATCAATTAGAAGACTAGGTAGAAGCATAAAAGAAATAGGAACAAAAACACTAGAACATGTAGATGAAACAATTATTGAACAAACTGAGGCAGATGCTAAAGCATTAAAATTATTAAATTTACATGGTAAAAGTAGTTTTAGAATAACTGTAAAAATACCAATAACTAATGTTGAATTACTTAGAGTTGGTGATATTATCACTATGCATTTCCCAAACAAAAATATTCCTAATGGAGAATATTTAGTTTTTGAAATACGGTACGATAATAAGGGAATTATGGAATTAGAAGTTGGCGCATACAACAAAGGTTTGACAGATAGCATTGCTGAACTCATGGTCAAAAATAAAAAGACTCTTTCGTTCTTAAGGTCAACCAAATTTAAGGCTGTAGACGAAAGTTCTAACTTTTTTGATACTGTTAAAATTAGAGACATCAAGTTAACAGTTAGTAAAACTGGGGTGTTTGGAACCCCATTTACCATTGGATTTAATTATGCAGTTAATGTAGCGAGTAACAGCGTGGGATTCAACCCAAGTTTAGGTTCAGTTGGTACAGAAGTAATTTTAGAGGAGGAACTAGTATGATAACAGAAGAGGCAAAGAAAAAAATTAATTTGTTTTTACAAACTTTTTTTACAACAGGTAATGTGGGAACAGGTAGTGATTCTACTAATCCTAATTCAAATAGTTTAGATGTGCCAATATTAACACCACAAGAAGGAATAAGTATTACCCCAACAAATACTGGTGATACTAGCACAGATTTTAAACTGGTAGTTTTAGGTAGTCAATTATCAGCAAGTGTTGTTAGAGAGTTCGGTATATTTGGCAAATTGCCCACAAATTCTACAGAATTTGGAGACATGTATGGCGGAACAGATGGGACTAGTACAGCAAATTATTCTGTAGAAGACACTATGTTATCTAGATTATCTTTTGAAGGTTTAGGCCCATTTAATAATTCAGATGAAATAACATTTACACTTTCAGTGGAGGTAGAATAATGACATTAATAGTTAACAATGACGGAGTAGGAATAAGCCAATTGGTAACACCAGCAAATACTGGTGACGAAACAGCAAGTTTACAAATTAGAGATGGGCTAGATTTCCCACACTCTGGAGTTTTCAAAGCATTGTATTCTGCGGCTACAGGAAATTACGCATTGAAAAATGGTGCGGCTGGAAGTATGGGATTCAATTTCACTTATGCTGGTGGAACATCCCCAACAGTAGCAGTTGCAGCAGGTAAAATATTTAGAGACGGGAAATATGTTTCAATAAGTGCTTTAAGCGCACACGCATTAACTAGACCAAGTTCTGGTCACTTCTACCATCTAGTAGTAGTCAAAGCAGATAATTCAATGGATGTTAGGGAATCTTCTGCTAATGATGACATTCCAGAATTAACCGATGGCGATATTCCTATCGGTTTGGTTAAAGTTGCACACGATGCTAATACTGCAACTGCGAGTTTACCAACACAGTTTTTTACATCACACAAAACAGATAATAATCTATCAATAGGTTATTTAGATTCAAATGCATATACTCCGATAGGTGAACTAAGTGCTAGTGCAAGTGGTTTAGCGATTGATGGAACAACTGCTACTATAGTTACTACTCCATTTATGTCATTAGGAAATGGTGCTACAAATGCGG